GCATATAGTGATTCACTAGCAGATAGACCAGTTGGTGCAACAATAGAAGTTAAATTTGGAAGATTTGTATCTGGTGCTGTATCTGAAACATTAATTGTTCCAAAATCATAAGAATCAGCATCATATTCTAAGCAAGTTACTCTGACTTCATTATTGTTTTGCAAGGTCATATCTATGACTCTAAACAATTTGCCAAGACCACTATTCATAGTATCCCAAGCTGGAGTTGTATGTTTGATATAAACCAAATCCCAAACTTCACATCTCATACCTTCAATCGTTGCTGTAAATTCAACTAGCATTGATTGTCTGGATTGATTTAGATTAATAGTGCTAATCATCTTAACTCTATCAATATCGTCTGTAAATGGAAGTTCTATGGCTTTCTCTAGCAACAAACCATTGTCTTGAGTTCTTAATGTTGATGAATCAACAACAGCAATATCTGGTTGCCAGTTTCTATCTGGATTATAGAAATTAGCTTTTATTCTGTTAAATTGATTTTTCTTATCTGGCATCTTAATTGACCAGCTACCAACAATATTATCTTCATCAAATGTAAATGAAGCCGTTGCTGGTTTATCAATTACTAATCTATATTTACCGCCAGAAAAAATAACTGCACCTCTACAAGCTGTGCAAAGATTTCTAATAATATCTAATGCTGGAACAGAAGTATCAACAACACCATTTAATGTATAGCGTTTTTTAGTAGTGCCACCGATTGTAACTGTTTCATCACAATAATCAGCCATATCGCTAAATGAAGTATCATCAATTAAAGATGAGTCAATACCTCTACCATATCTTGTATTAGTTAAATAATCTCTAATACATAATGCTGGATTATCAGACCAAGCCGTTGTAATTGTTCTTGGGTCATATATTTGTTTGCCAGAAATATCAGCAGTAATAGTTGGTAATCCACCACTAAATACATCTTGGTCATATTCAAGTCTAATGTGTATTCCTGCAATTCCTCTCAATCTATGAGCTGAAGTCCAATTAGCCACATCAGCAGTTAAATTAGGAAATGATGCTTGTCCATCTGAGCCATATATATATTCAATCTGATATTTGCCAGAAAATTTAGAATCAGTTAAAGCAACATCATCTAAATAAATAGTATGAAATTGGTCAATAAAACCTTCACAAAATACTAAAACAATATGAATATATTTATTTTTATCTCCAGCAGATTCAATAAATACTCTTGTTCCACCAACTTTTCTTCGACCATATATAACTGGAATAGGTGCGTTATTAGATTGTTTATTGGCTAATATGCCACCAGAATCTCCAGAAACAGAGCCAGATGAATCTGACAAAGCACCAGCTACAGCACCACCAACTAAAGCACCTGCTAATCCACCAACAATATTACCAATGCTAGTTCCTAATATAGTTCTAGCAAATATGCCACCAACAGAGCTTGTTAAATAACTACCAGCAAAACCACCAACAACTGCACCAACAGCAAAAGCTAAAATTGGTGCTGCTTTCTTTGCTATCTTTTTAACACTACGGATAATGCCACTAAAAAAGCCCATTACTCTCTACCCCATTTAATATCTGATACTATCTGTGATGCAAATTCAAAACCCTTATCTCCAGCAAAATGTATTTGTTGTTCCTCGTGATTAGTGTGTCTGCCAGACCTTCTTTCAAAATCAACAAAAGCATTTGAGATATTTACAGTCAGAGTAGATTCTCCAGACTCAGGATTTTCATTTATAGTCGGTGCATTCATTCTGCCTTCAAATATTAAGACTGGGTCAATAACAAGTGCTTGGCTAGAATCAAGAAAAGCTAAATGTATTTGGACTTCTCTATCAATATAATCTTCAGTTAAATAATAACTAATGTAAGTTCTATCAATTCCAGATAATGCTAAGTTTAATGATGCAACCGCTAAATCAGCTGTTTCTTCAATGTCTGAAAATCCAAGAAATTTACCAACACCAAGATATTCATTACCATCATAAGTAACAGATTTATAAGCATCTGTCATATATAGAGTGCCAGAGTCAAATGCAATAGATACTAAATGAATTGGCTGATTTTCTGCTTTTACAATTTCAGCTAGAAATGCAGAAGTAGAACCTCTATCCATTACGGCACTTCCACTAAAGCTATTTTAAATCCAACTAGCTCATCAACTCCAACAGACATCTCTTGGTTATCATCAGCAAATGCAACTGTAAATGGCACATCATTATAAGTAATAACTTCATCATCAGATACATCAGCGACTAATGGTGGAACAATAGATAAAGATGTAGTTGCATCAGCAGTCAAACAATACACTTTATCGTGTCCAGCAAATTTAATGAAATCACCAGCTTTTAATGTTCCAGTTAATCCATCTATGGTTAAAGTAGAATCTCCAGCAGAATAGCCACTAGCGTTGTTTATAGCAACTGTTCCAGATACAGTTCCAGATGAATCCCCGTAAACTGGTGGAATATATGTAAATGTAGAATATTGACCTTTTTGAGCATTAGCAAAAGCCCATAATGGTGCAAAATCTGTTCTATTCATTGGTGGATATGAAGCTTCTATTACCCATCTTTGACCACCTCTAGTTCTGGCTTGTCTTTTTAATGAGTGTGTTGTGCTAACCATTGTGGGAGAATACCCGCCAATTCTAATACTGTTTGGTTTTGGAGATGTTGGAAAACTCATATTTTAACTGCTTGTCCGTTACGATTAAATGCTTCTCTTACAACTCCAACGATTGTAGCACGATTTTCAACCATACCTTGCTGGAATGATGCAGTATCAAACGCTTGGACATTAAATGTAATATTAGCTGTTTGACTTACTCCAGAGCCACCACCAACTGCATATCCAGCGTTCATAGCATCAATAGCATCTCTATTTCTTGATGCACCAGCTCTATTTATAACTGCTTCGCCAACTTGCAATTTAGCTAATCTTTCATCTGACCTCATTCCAGAATGATAGCTAGGAATACCAATCATACCTCCAGTATGTTTGACTTCTGTTGTTCCAGTATGAGAAGTAAACATATTATCTAACATACCAGACAAAGGCACAACGATTCTTTGTCTAACTTGTATTCTGATTAAATCAGCAATAATAGCATTAGCCATTTTTTCAAATGAAACTTCACCAGTCATAGCCATTTCAACAAAAGCATCTTCAATACCTTTAGCTACTTTACTACCAATGCTTTCTAATTCTTTCATTTTATTCATTGGGTCATTGATAGCTTCTGCATAATCTTGGAAGCCAGTATTGATTAATCCAAAATAATCTTCTGATTGTTCATTTAATTGTGTTTGTAAATCTAATTCTTTTTGCCTTTGAATAATGGTTTCTTCCATTGCATCTTTTTCGGCATCTTTATTATTTAAAATTGCATCTCTAGTTTGATTAATTTCTTTGATTAATTGTCTAGCATAATCAAGTTTTTGTTTGTCTTGTTGTAATCCTAAAGCTTTCCATTGTTCTTCTATTTGTGATATATCACCAATTAAAGATAGTTCAGATTGCAAGAATTTAAGTCTTTCTTGGTCTGACATTTCACCTTTAAGATATTGAAATCTTTGGGTAGCTCTATCTAAACCATCAGATATTTTGCTTAATATATTTGATAACATTCCTAAAGCACCAGATTCAGCAGATACATCTAATACTGCTTTACCTAATCTTTCCATCTCATCACCAAATGAATTGGCTAATTGTTGAGATTTACCCCAAGGGGTGTCAGCAATAGCTTTTGCCTGACCTCTAACTTTATCTGCTACTGCATCAATTACTACACCAGCTTGAAGTTGCTCTTTAGTGTAATCACCAATAGCAGGGATAGTTCTTTTGATTGTTCCAATCTGACCAGATAATGTCATAGTTAATTCACGAACAGCAGAAGGTAAATCTTTACCAAATGCAGTTGCATAATCCATAGCGGTTTCTATAACTTTTTTAGTCTGCTCATCAGATAAGCCCATAGTTTTAATTAGAGCTATTTGTTGTAATGTGGCTTCATCACCATATAAAGTTACATCTTGTAATGCAGAAGCATATTCTTTCCACATATTTAATGAAGCATCTCCAGCTCTAGCATTGATTCTTAATGCGTTTTGTAGTGCTATTTCAGCTTTTAATTGAACGGCATAAGCTTCAGATAATTTTTTAAATGCTAATGTTAGACCAGCAACAGCAACTCCAACCTTAACCCAACTGGCTGTCATTTTTTTCCCAGAGCTTTCAACTTGGGTATCTAGTTCTTTTGTTTTCTTTTTAACTGAATCAATACCCTTTTCGGCTGGTTTGCCTTTAGCTAGGATTTCAATTTCAATTTTTCTATCTGGCATTGTTTATCTCTTTTTGGGTCTGAATTTTATATGCTAATAATAAACCAATCTCATCTATTGGTAAATCATTTATTTCGCTAATGGTCTTATGAAGTTCAAATGCTAGGAACGCTTTTGCCTTCAGCCATTCATCTTTTTTAAGACTTCTTTCTGTTCCTCTATTATATCGCTAACTGATTTTAATCCCATAACTGTCGCCAAATAGGATTGAGTTTCATAAGCGATATTATTTTTTATCCAATCAATATCGGTTAAATTAGTAAAAACACGCTCTCCAGATTGATCTAATAATTGAAAATATATGATATGACATCTTAATAAATCATCATCATAATAAGTTAATTCTGTTTCCGAGCCATCTGCTTCCTTAATCTTTTTAGTTTTCTTAGATAATTCCAACGCTCTTGCGTGGTCATCTCCAGACATAACTCGGTAATAAATTGTGTGTTGTTCTTTATCAACTACTAAATCTGCTGAACGCAAATCTTTGCTTTCTCTCTCTAATGCTTTTAATAATTTATCCATAATAAGAAAAGGGGGTTTTTACACCCCCAGAATGATTAAGCGATTGTTAATGCCCCAGTCCCTTCAAAAGAGAATGTTGCTTCAACAATACCATTAACATCATTTGTGATACTTTGTCCAGTAATGATTGCATTACCAGAATAAACATCATAACTTCCAGCACCGCCACCAAGTTGCAATTCTAGTGCTACTGAAGAACCCCCAGTAAGACCAGTTTGTAATGCACCTTCAGCTGTTCCAGAAGCATCAAAGATTGCTGTAATTGAGCCAGACCACGAGTTTAATGTCGCAGTTGATTCTTTCCAGCCACTTGAATCGAAGTCTGTTATATCGACTGTTTCTTGAGTTACATCTAAAGACCAAGCTTTAGCATTACCCATAGAACCAGAAGCAACAGTAACAGAACCTTCGTGTCCGATTATAGCCATTATATTACTCCTTCCTTAATTGTAGTAAATGTTATTAAATAACCACGCTCTTGCGTTTCAACCTCGACTGACAAATCGTCAATACCTTCATCTCTAGTTGCAATAATGATTGCTTTCATCTTGGCTTCTGTATATAGCTTTTTATCTAAATAAAGTTCATATACTTCAGTTAAATCATAAGCTAAATCATCAAAAGTAGATTCATCTTCATTAATTGCATAATACTTAGATACTTCACGAAATTCCCTATTACTAAGTGTTTCATTAGTAGTAAGTTTGTAGCCTT